TCACATTATTAGTAACTATTAAACTAGATACAGATACATCACCTGTAAATACTAATCCTGTTAAGTTAGAACCATCACCATGAAAAGCACTAGCACAAACTTTATTAGATATAGCTAAGTTACCTGCTACAGAAGCATCACCTGATACTCCAAAGGTTTGTCCTACAAATAATGTACCATCTACTTGAACAGCACTTGTAGCTATCTTAACTGCTGTATTAGTTCCATCTCCTGTTTGAACATTTGTTAGTGTTCCTGATATACCTGTGTTACCAGAGGTACTAACTTGTAATAATTTTTTATATGTAGAATTAATTAAATTATTAGTTAAATCACTCATACTGTACCCCACTTTCTAGTATTAGGTGTTGGAACATCATTCCATGTAACATTAGCATCTTCCCACTTTAAATTTCTACCAAAAATATCTGGTCTTGCATTTGGAACTATAGTATCATCTCTTACATCAGCAGATTTATTTTGTGGATGATTTTTTAAATCATAATTACCTTCAAAACATTCAGGACATATTAACATATCATAACTGTTTAGTTTCATAACTCTCATGTCATAAACAAATGAACATGAGTCACACATAGCTCTTGCTTTTGTACTTCTTCTAGACATTAAATATATCCTAATTTAGGTTTAAAATAAATACTTGCTCTTTCTTTATCTTCTTCCATAGCTCTTTTTAATGTTTCTTCATAACTTGTTTTTAACATACTAATTCTATCCATAGGTATACCTGCTCTTTTTTGTGAAAGGTAGTAAGCTAAACCATATGTTAAACAAGGTAAAAATCTTTTTGGTATATCTGCATTTTGTTCTGCAGATTTATTTACATCTTCTACTTGTCGTATTGCTTCTATTGTTAATATCTCTGAACTATTATCAGGTATAGGATATAAAAATATTGTAGGTTTATCTACATTTCTTTTTATAGCATATTGTGTTGGTCTACCTGTTTGTGATTTATTAGGTAGCACATTATATTCTTCAAAAGATATTCTTGTTAATTGTGTTTCTGTAGCTGATACACTTGCTTTAACTGTAATAACTAATGCATCATTTACTGAGTTTTCTAAATCATAAGATGTAACACTTGTTGCTACTGTAACTGCTGTAGTAAATGTTGTCCATAATAGAACACCTCTATTTTGCCAATCATTTAATAATAAGTTTATAGACCTTCTAGCTGATTGTGGTGTATGACCAAGAGTTTGCTCACCACCTATCATTTCTGTAGCTTCTTGAATTACTTCATCTATATCTAGATTAAAATTATAAGTTCCTGAACTAGCCATATTTTCTATGCTTTTCCTTTAGTTGTTTCTTAGCTGCTTTTGCTAATCTTGATTGTTCTGGTTTACCACCAAACTTTGCTCTTTGTTCTAATACAGTTAGTATTTGTATTTTTCTAGCATAAGGTTTATTTATTCTTTTAACTTTAGCTATTGTTTTTTTTGCATCTGCTACAGTTGCATATTTAATTCTAACTGTATCTTTAGGATTCTCGTCTGTATATAATCTACGACCAGAACCTTTAGGCTTTTTTCCTGTTCCTACTTTTGGGTCTCTTTTTTTTGTCATTTTTTTTCACATAATTTGCAACTATCTTAGCTTGATTTGCATGAAGCTTAGAAGCTTTTTTTAATTGTTTAGTTACTTTTTTTAATTGTCTTACCATTTTTTTTCTTTGCCTTACTAGGTAATAAACCTTTATTTACTGCTCTTGCTCTTTCACTAAATCCTAGTTTCTTACCTTGTTTAATTTTTTTTCTTATTGTCTCAAGCTTTGCGACCATTTCTTTTTTTCTTTTTAAATGTTCTTACCATGGTTGGTTTACCACCTACTCCTTGTGCTTTTGCTCTTTTTCTTTTTACTGCACTTGTTATTTGTGACTTAGTCATCTTTCTAGCTGTTGCTCTTGGCACACATTTAGGATATTTTCTTTTACTACCTTTTGTAGACTTTCTACCACAAGATTGAAACTTACCTTTCTTTTTGGGTGCTCCTATATCTACCCAATCACCTTTAGGTCCTTTGCCAAACCATGCTGTAAGTCCACCTTTAGGTTTAGCCATAGTTAACTCCTATACCTACCACCACGTTTTTTATAAGTACGTACTAACCATGCATTAGCATAAGCAGAAGGATATACATCAAATTTTCTTTTAGCTTCTGCTTTTACTCTAGCATATAAAGAAGGGTTAGTAGGTTTAGCACCACTTTTTTTCTTTGTAGTTTTTTTTCTTTTAATAGCCACTACTTACCTCTCATTGCATTTCTACGTCTAGCCATTCCAGATAAGTTACCACCTTTAGACATATATTTAGTCTTTTTCATAGCACCACCTTTAGACATATATTTAGTCTTTTTCATAGCACCACCTTTAGCCATATATTTAGTTTTTTTCATAGCTCCACCTTTTTTCATATACTTAGTCTTTTTCATGGCTCCACCTTTTTTCATGTATTTAGTTTTTTTCATTTTTTCCTCTTGCATAAAGATTGTTAAAAGTAATATCAGGGTCTGTATAACTATCATGTATTTCTGCTGAATGAATATACTGACTTGGTGCAAAGTCTGGAGCACCTTCACCAGTTACCCAAAGAGCAGGATTAGTTACCCTAACTCTATTGTTAGGTAATGCCACGATATTACCTGTCCATTTATCTGCATCTATAAGTTGCAGTACGTGACTTTGTTTATGTTGTGCAGGGTCATCACTAATGTAACTATCTGTATAATCAACTGTAAACATATATCTTCCTTTATAAAATT